CTTGTGGACCTGAAATGCTCTGGACTGCCATTACTCGAACTCGCCGCGATCTTCATTTTGTCTTGGTTGCTAGTGCTGACCCCAATACTCATAGCTTCCTATCTTGCGTGCTTGGTTCTGGCCCTCCTCTTGACAGATTTCGTGTTTTTCCCGCCCTCAACAAACTACAGATGTTACACATGACTCCCACTGAACCCGTGTATGGCTGTGCTCCTCGGACTGTTGGCGAAGCTTTATCTGACTGGTCTTTTCAACGATTGGACACTTTACCCCCTGCTTTTCGTGCCTTGATGCCTCTCATATCTGAACCTGATCAACTTGAGTACCGTTGTTCTGAGCCTGTGATCTTTGAAGCCCCTGTTCGCACACATCTTCCTCGTGGTGCCAATCCTGCCATGTCCTCTGAAGTACCTCTCCCTGATGCTCGTGAAAATCGTGAATTATTTTTCCGTGGTATGATGGGCGCCAAGTACAATGACACGGAATCCACTCGTCGTGCTCGCCTTGAAGTAGAACAGATCTTCCCTCATCAATCTGCCGGACGTGACCCCACCTTACTCCCTACTGCTGTTCAGAAACGACTACGGTTTTCTTCGCCCGAAAAGAATAATGTCCAATTTGCCAAGAAATCTGATCTGGGACCCGCTCTTTTCATCCGCTTTGCCAATCGCTTTGGACTTTCACCTGCTGGACACACTTTCAATCCGGAACTTTTCGCTCGTTGCATATCTGAGACTGTCGCTAGGAAACTTGACAAACCCGTCGCCACCATCTGGAACAATATTGATCGATCCGATCCAGACTGGGCTCGCAACTACATGGACTGCTTCGTCAAATCACAACATAAATGCAAAGCTGAAACTCTCGCCTGGGCCGTTCGTTGGCGTGACTCTGATGATCCCTCTATCCCTCAAGCTTCTGTTGCAAAAGCTGGCCAAACTCTAGTAACCTCTCCTGACATCAATGTGTTTGAACTCGGACCTGTCGCTCGGTACATGCGTGAAGTGCTGAAAGAAAACCTACCATCCAACGTCTATCTCCATGGCGGAAAAACTATCGCTCAAATGTCGTCCTGGTCCCAGACTCACGCTACCGGCAAAGAAACTTTTACCTGTGATTTTACTGCTTATGACCAATCCTGTACTGAAGAAACTCTCTCCTTCGAACTCTGCTTTATGAACTTTTGTGGCATACCTGAGGACCTTATTGATCTGTATCGCTGGATCAAACTGTCGATGCGTACCCAATTCGGATTTTCTGCTGTGATGCGTTTTACTGGCGAGTTTGGTACCTATGACTTCAACACTTTTTGGAATATGGCATATATGGAAACCCGATATCACATCCCCCTCAACACTGCCTGTGCTTTTTCTGGCGATGATTCCTTGTTTTTCGGCCCTCTAAAAGATCACCCTTCGTGGTGCAAAATCGAACAGCACTTTTCTCTGGTTGGAAAAACCTTTTATTCTGACATCCCGGAGTTTTGTGGCTGGCTCATGTATCCCTGTGGCGTTGTGCGCCATCCCATCCTGCTCGCCTTAAAGATCGTTTATCGACAAGCTCGTGGTGACTTGGACCGTGTTTTGGACAATTACTTTTTGGAAGCTCAATTCGCTTATGACTGTGGTGATGCTTTATATGATTTTCTTCCACCACTCGCTCTCGAAGCCCAACAATGGGTTATTGACTTTTGTTTCAAACATTCTTCTCTTGTCCCTCATCTCAAATCACTTAATGTTTCTGCTTATTCTCACATTCCTCTTAAACTACTCCCTGCTCGTCTGCTAAAACAATTCTTTTCCACAACTCTCATGTCTTAACCCCTATAAGCCTTGATTTAACTTTTTATCTATTGTTTAATTTATTTTCGACTCTCTATCTCAACATGGCTGACGGACAACAACCAGTTGGACCTCTCGGTGCTATCCATACTGAAGTTATCAGACTCTCCCCTACTGTGACTGTTCCCAAGGACACTGTAAAGGAGATCAAGTTCCTTGAAGAGGCGCTTATCAAGAAATACGCTGAAACTCGTGTTATGGTTGGCATTTCCAACATCAATATTTGGTGTTCTGGCACCGTCCATGCGTCTCTTGTTCCTGATTCTTGGACTAACAATACCGCTACCAATTTTGGCTCCTGCCCCGTTGTTGCTACTAACTCTTACCACCCCACTACAGATGTACCGTTTATCCCTTACATTTCCCAACAGTTGAAACCAAAGATTTTAGTCGGTGAACCTCCCGTGCTTATCCTTCTCGCTCCCAATGAGATCAAGGTCATCGTTTCTTTTGATCTTCACTTGCATGGTGTTGCTCCCGTCAAAATCTAGGGCTCAGCCGGTATTTCTGGGCAAAATCCTGGGACGAACCCGCCCCCACGACCAT